ATCAGATACATCTTCAGATAAGTCAGCTTCATCTTCAGTCCAATGAATCTCTTCATGTTTCTTTGTTAAATCTACTGCCCAATCATGAAAGAAAGGTTTGTAAGTTTTGTTAAATGTGGTTAAGGTTGATACAGAAGTATTATCCTTCACAAGCTTTGCATTCATTGTCTTCTGCCTCTACTGCATTTGTTAATGTTTGGAAATGAGAATATAATTTATCAAATCCACCAATATATTCACCATCTAAATAAATTTGTGGTAACGATCTAACATCATCACGTCCTGTAACTTCTGCAGCTGTTTTACCTAAAGCTACAATATCAATATAGTCAAATGCAATACTCTTTGAATTTAAAAGAGCTTTCGCCATTTCACAATTAGGACAATTTGGTTTACCATAGATAATTGTTGTCTTATCATATTTCAATTTATTTTCCTCAACTTCTTTAGAAACATTTTCAGCCCGTACTTTAGCTTCTGTACGTAGATAATATAAACCTTTTAAGCCAGATTCCCAAGCTAATATATGTGCATCTTTAACATATTTTTTCTCTGCTCCTGCAGGGAAAAATAAATTAACAGATTGGCCTTGACACACATATTTTTGCCTATCAGAGGCATGTTTAATAACCCAACTTTGATCTAACTCAAAACTAGTTTTAAACACAGCTTTTATGTTATCTTCTAAAAACGCTAAGTGTTGAACTGAACCACCATTAGTGATAATATTAGCCCATACTTCACTTGTGTTATGTTTAATTTTATCTAGATACTTTTCAAGATATTTATTCTTAACTAAAAAAGATCCTGCACGAGTACGATGTGTATATGCATTTGCTTTATTAGGCTCAATACTAGGGGAAGTACTAAGTAAAATACCAGAAGAAGCATTAGGTGCAATTGCTAGTAAATGAGAATGTCTTACCATTGAGGGCGACATATCGGGTGCAGATCCACGACTATGTGCCAGGGAATTAGATACTTCTTTTGCCTCAGTTTTGATATAATCAAATATTTCAATATTCAGCTTAGATGCATCATTACTTTCAAAAGGTATCATTCTACTTTGCAATAGATTATGAAAACCCATTGCACCAACACCAATTGATCTTTCCTGTTTAGCGCTATACACTGCTCTACTCAGACTATCTGGGGCATTTTCAATAAAATACTCTAATACATTATCTAGCATTGTAACTAGATCTTTAACCATATTAGTATGTTTCCATTGATCATAATACTCCAGATTAACAGAGCTTAAACAACATACTGCTGTACGATCATCTGATGTTGGTAAATGAATTTCGTTACATAAATTACTTCCATGAACTTTTAATCCTTTAGATTTTAACTCCACTGGTAATGCATCATTAACTGTATCAATAAAATTAAGGTAAGGCTCCCCTGTGCGAAAGCGAGTTTCCAATAATTTGATAAATACTTTTCGAGCATCAAGAAATTCGCCTGTGGATCCTTTCTTTGGATCAATAAGCTCATATTGTTTACCTTCTTTGACAGCCTCCATGAACTTATCAGTGATATTAACAGCGTTATGGAGGTTAAGGCATTTACGATTATTGTCTCCTGTGGGAACCCTAATACTGATAAATTCAAGAATATCAGGGTGATCAATATCAAGATATGCAGCATAAGATCCTTTTCTTGTCTTACCTTGTCGGTAAGCAGTCATGTCAGCGTCAATAGTACTTAAGAAAGGTATAGGCCCAGGAGCAATGTCAGATACACTACGGATGTCAGACCAATGAACTACAACACCACCACCCATGACGGATAACCAACGAATTTCAGAACTATGATCAATAAGACCAGAGACAGTATCAGGAACATAAGTTAAAAAGCAAGAAATTGGCATTCCTTTACCTTTACCATTAATATCGGGAGCATTCGATAATACAGGTGAGGCAAACATAAACCATTTGTTTGAGATATAGTCATACAGTCTTTGAGCTAACTCTAAATCTGTTTGACCTTTAAATGTGCTCCATGCACGACAAGCTCTAGCATAAACTTCTTGTGGAGATTTTTCATTATCTTTTGCATAGAACTCTAGTATCATGTCAAAAGAATAATCTGTTAAAAGTTTATCTTTATTTAAATCAATTTCAATATCGTAGTATTTCATTATTATTTTTATTATTAAGCGTTAAAGCAAGCACCAGGGCGTAACAACACTTCTGCTATCATCCCTTCCATCGACTCATCTGAAATACATATAAAGGCAGTAATATCAAACTCTGTAAAACTTTTAAGAGCTTCTTCACATTCTTTGCTATTCTCATAGATATACTCATTATATTTTTTAGTAGGATAATCATAAGCAAATACAGAGTATCTCATCATATAGTAAGATCCTCAAAACTATTACTTGTATTAATTAATCTACCTGTGTCTTCAATAAATCTGTATTGACCCATTGGACCAGTTCTACCAGTCCATCTATCTTTCAAAACCCAAAGTTTACTAGTATGTCTTTGTATAGGATCTGTTTCAAGTTTGTTTCTACTAATAGCAATTAGTTGTGCACCAATTTGTTTTAGTGAACCAGAACCTTTTAAATCATCATCTGAAGGTACAGCACCTTCTTCAAAGGATTTTTGGTTATTATTTGTCTTTCTTAAATGACTAACAACACCAATCCAAATACTATGACGTTTAGCTAACTTTAACAAGTCTGACATAAGTTTATCTGTAGCTCGATTAACATCATTATCCTCAGCATCTGATACTGCAATAGTAATGTGATCAAGATAAATAAATTTACATCCGCTTAAGGCCATAAATTCCATCTTATCAATAAGAGAATCATCTCCCATTGAACCCTGATGGTCTAGAAACATGATACGGCCTGTACCCATTGTTTCAACCCAAGCATTTTTCTCTTCATCTTCAGTGACTTCAACATCAGGTAACTGGATACGCTTATTTAAATGCAAAGCCATAATACCTTCAACAGTCTCAGATACACTCTCTTCTAAGGAACAAATACCAATCTTGTGTTCAGTTGTTTGTAATAGGTGATATTGATCTTCCTTTAAGAAAGAACTCTTACCCATACCTGTACCCGAACATAACACAGTAATAGAACCTAAGCATCTACCATAAATCTTTTTATTTAAGTCTACAGCAAATTCAGGCCAAGGTACGTAATCTATTTCTGATTCTGCTTTATATAAGTCCCAAGTATCTGCTGAATTAACAATGCCTACTGGACTCCAAGGTTGAGCATCCCAGATCTGAGAGAGAACTGCAAGATGTCCCTCTTTAACATATAATTCATTAGCGTCTTTTAAGTTTGTATTTTTAACAATCTTAACTTTATCGAAACCAATAATTTTAGCAGCACGATCTGCCGCTTCTTTTCCTGGCTCATCATTATCAAACCATATAACTACAGAATCAAAACTACGTAACCAATCTCGATTACTTAAAAGAATATTAGTTTGACTTGCGGATGGGATAGAAACTACTGGATAAATCTTTTCATATTTATCAAACCAAGCTTGAGATACAGTTAATGCATCAATCTCGCCCTCAGTAATTACTAACTGTTTACCCCCATTGCCCGCTTGCATTTGACCAAAAAGGCTTTTAATTTTTCCAACAACTGTGAACTCTTTAGGGAGAGTGCGCTTTTTGTATCCTGTAATTTCATTAATACCATATGGGTAATAATGCGAATTGATGTCACCATTTTCATTTACTGTAACCCTTATATTGAAGTGTTCTGCAATTTTTCTTGTGATCTTGCGGTCAGCAAAACCTCTTATAGCGTAACTAGAAATCTCTTCTAATGTTTCAGTGCCATAATTTTCCTTTTTAGTTGTCACAAAAGAATCCTTACTTTGATTTGGAAACCAGCCTCTACATGAAAAACAATATGAGGTTCCATCCTCGTATATCTGTCTAGCATCACTACTACCACAGTCTTCACTTAGGCAAGGTTGATCCTTTACAACTATTTTTCCCATTTTATTTATTAATTACATTGTTAGCTGCGAAACAAGCTGTTGATACAAAACTTAATGCTATAGAGACTAATAAAAAGTCTGCTGAAGTCCATTGCTCTGTACCTGTTAATAAGTTAACTGATTGTGTTAACATTACAAGCATTGAACAAAAACCAAGCATAAAACCAATTAATTTCATTATTTTAATCCTGCTAATTTATTTAATCTTTTGCGATGTCTGAGAGATACTGTTTCAGAAGAGCGCCATTGTACTTTATCAATGAATCTATTATACCAGATATGATTATTAGTTGGAACTTCTACAAAACATTGAGACCATGTTTCTGCCCAACTTAAACCTCCTCTAGTATAATATTGTTCTAATACGTGGAATTCAAATGAGTCTATACCATTCTCTTCTATTAGTGCATTGATGTCTTTAGAGGAACTAGTATAAACTCTCCAATTGCTTGGTTTGCCTTTATTAAGTTTACCATTCCCTTTAAACATCTTTTTACCAATATACATCATACCATTCTTTTTATCTTTAATTAAATAAATAAATCCAAAAGCATTTTCATGATCTAGTTGTTCAGTAAATTCCCAGTGCCCATTATCCTTCTTCTTTAATTTGGAAGTGGTCATTTATATAGCGCCAGATGTGGATCAACCTGCCATTGGCAAGTAAATAAGGTTTCCACTGGTCGCCATATTGTTGTTTGTAAGCATTTATTACTGCTGCCTTTCTTTTATTATTATTATTACAGCCCTCTAAAATCTTTAAAGCCTTTACTGGCCCGATTTTAGGTAGTCCAGGAATATTATCTACTGCATCACCCATTAGAATTTGTTTCCAATAGTGGATATCAGCTGATTCCTCATCTACTTCATAATGTTCATCTTTTCCTGGTTTAAAATGTTTACCAGGAATACAATCTAGATCTTTGTCTATTGTACATACTACAAACGGATCATTATCCCTAGTTGCTTCTACTGCCCAAATTCGAATTAAGTCATCTGCCTCAAATCCGTGAGCAACTACAGCATTAGGATGATTACAAAACCATTCTTTAAGTTCATCAAAATATTCAGCTCTATTTTTCTTAGATGCTAATCTAGATGCACTTCTTTTATATTCTTTAAAAAACTCTTCTCTCCAATTATTTAGACCACCAATTGCAATAATATAATCAGTGCAAAAGGTGTTTTCAATAACTTCTTGAAGAACTATGTCTAATTTAATCTTAGCTTCTTCTACGTTTTCAGTATCCCAAATAGCCTGATATAGTAGAACGTCTCCGTCTACTAATGCTATCATACTGGGTAAGTTACTTTCTCAAAGCCATATTTCTTAACTCGAGCTAGTAGTTTCTTGCCAACTTTATTACGAACTTT